TTATTTAAGTATTGTATCTGGAGGTTTTGGCGGTTGTGTAGAATTATTAATTTTTCCATCGTCTAGTGAATCCTTAATGAGTTCAAACCACTCCTGAAGCTTTTCTTCTAAAAAGCTTTTTGTGATAAAAAATCTTAGCCATGGAGGTATGATAATATATAGCTGTGATATAACCTGTTCAAACCTCTCCTGCCCTTTTTTAGTGCCTGTGATGGTTGTTTCTGCTTGCCTTATTAATTTATATGCAATCTCCCTAAGTTTTGTCCATCGGTGTTTTATAACCAAATAGGCTATGTATATGATACATGCAATTGAAATCATAATAGTAACCAAGTTATTCAATATAACCTCTCTCATAATAAGTTCTCCTTTACTTTTTAAATTTCTTTGCTATTTTTATAAATAGCGCCGGAAGGCTTGATACTATGTATTCAGCTTTATCCTCTGGCAGTTTTTGCAGCCAATAGTCAAGCGGCGAATCAACCTCTTGACAGATAACTTCCATTGCTTCGTTGTAAGTCATTTCTTTACTTGCTGGGTTAAGATTCCAGAACCCTTCATTCCCAAAGCTTTCGTTTAAGTCACAATTTATGCCGTGTACTATTTGACCGTTTTTATATTGATATATGTTAGCATGTTGTGACCTTTTCCCCCGGCTCCATGCATAGGTCTGCCAGCAATACTTAATTCCTCTTTTGTACATAATCTCACATATTGCATAACTGCCATATACTCCAACGTTGTATCCGGGTATTTGTGCTTGTGCTGCTGTCAGGTATGCATATATTGCCGGATAATCAGCTGGCTGTGCATCAAAATCTACCGCAAAATATATGGTACTGCCAGTGGGCTGCCCAACTTTTTTTGCTTCTGCATATGCTGCTTTGCCATCGTTTGTACCTTGTATAGCTCCTTTCAAAGCTCCGTTTGCTGATGCTTCATATACTGATACGATGTTTAGTCCTGCATTAGTTAGTGTCTCGGCTTCTGTTTTTGTAAGCCTCTTCCACGCCATGCTCTCCGGCACTAAGTATCTGCATACAAAGTTGTATCCTGCAGCCTTTAATGCCTTTGCTTGTGTTGCTGTTGTTTGAGTAGTGTAATCAATACCTTTCATTTAAAATTCCTCCATTTTTATTTATTGTCTTATGGGTCTTAACTGGTAGTTCCCTTAACTCTTCCATTAGTTTTGTAACTGTTCCATTGCCTCCCAGCGTGTGGTATGCATCATACATTGCTAGAACACTTTCTAATCCGTGTATGGATATGTAGCCTCGTTCCATATACATGTCATAGCACCTTATTATTTCACTCCTTAAAAGTGACTGTGTACCGTCTTTGAGTGCTTTCTGGTCGCATGACTGTTTATGTAATCTCTTTGCTAATGCTTTATATGCCACTCCCAACCCTCCCGATACAATTGCAAATAAGAATTGTATCCAATACTTAATAATAAAATCCTTCATACTGTCCTCCCTTAGTTGTTATTTTGAGTAAATTAAAAGGACTACCCATTTCTGAGTAATCCTTTTGGTTCCTGATATTATCCAATTATGTATGTAAATTAGGGTATATCTACGATTAAATCCTGTCTACCGTCTGCTATAAGCATAGCATCCACATCTGCCTTGTAAGGCTTGAAAAAGTTGGAAGAGAATATAGTGTAGTAGTCTAATGAACTTGCTTCGATTCTTTTTGCTAGATAAAAAGCCATTAAGCATCACTTCCTTTCAGTGTATTTAAAATACTGTCTACTGTTTCAGGACTTGTGTTATTGTTTGAAGCTAACATGGTCAAAAGCGCATCAACAACTTGTGACATATTTTCTATGTATGTTTGTAGCTGTGTATTTTGCGCTCGTAGTTCTTCCACGTCTGATTTTGGTATGTCTTCAAATATTGGTTGAGGTTTTCCACCCATCATGTCAAAATTTTTAACTTTTTTCCCAGCTGGAACATTAACAATCATTGATCCTGCTGGTTCTTCAAAGTTTCCACCCGCCATTGAAATAAGAATGTTTCCACTATACCCAAATGTGAATAATTCATTCATTTAAATTCCTCCTTTAATCAATCACCAAATCCTATGGCTGCATATTTTACTTGCGAAAATGTTAATTTCTGTGTTCCTTGTCCAGCACTATAATACTTAAACCCATTGGATAAAAAGTCAGAAGCTGAGTTTACGCATAAGGGTAAATAAGCAGTACCACTTTTAATGATATCCATACCAGCAGGCAACATAGCTGGATATATAGATGATACAGTTTGTTGAAAATAAGAATACCAGCTATCTTTAAATGTAAACATGACTATTTGTGGTGAAAATGATAAATTATTAATCGTCCCTGTTAAAGACAAAGCACTTGTTGTGGTAGGAGATTGAAAATCTGGTATAGTACCAATAACAATTTTCATATTATTAGTGTTTGTTCCAATCATTATCCCATTCTCTGTACCGAACGGTACTCCTGCTTTTACATCATTTGGGTTATCTGTACCATATTCACCCCCTTCACCCAAATACTGAAAATTTTCTCCATCCCGGATAAACGAATAAGTTCCTGCTTTCGGCTTAAAACCTGCCCCTCCTGGTTTAATCAATCTTCTTGGTGTGTTATCATATGATATGTTCAATGTGGCTGTATCTGTTGCAGCTGCATTGAATTTAACAGTAAATTTAGATCCCTCAGATATATTTTTTGAGCTTGTTATGCTATATGCATTATCTACATTGCTTGTAATTCCAAGATGCGGTACATGGTTCGTATAATCCGACTGATGTGCGCTAAACTCTGTTTTACTTGTGTAAGCGGTGCTATCTGTATAAGCTGCACTTCCTAAACCAAGCAATACCTTTATTTCAGCTATTGTTTTGATAACCCAAGCTCCTGCAGCAGTGGAAACAAGAAACTGATTTGCTGCGGTTGCAAGAGATTTGGCTATTTTACCTTCACACCTTTCATTTGCATTTTTTAATTCAGTATCAATAATTTCATAATTGTCACTATGTACTGTTACGTCATAATAGTCGGAATTTTCAGGTTTGGTTAAATTGTAATTGGATGTTTTTGTTGACATTATATCAACTCCCCACTTTTTAAAGTTGTATTTGTGTATGCTTGTAATTGTTCGTTTGTGTACGGTTTGAGCTGACCATGTGTTCTGAATATATATACATAGCTGTATGCCAAATGAGCCGGCTTAATTTCTTCAATTGCAGCTGTCAGATCACCCATGTTGGGAGGAATTCCAAAAGTACCCGTAAACTTAATTTCGAATCTGCTTTGGCTGTTATACTCTAAAATTGTTACTTGCCCATTCGAAAAGCTCTCAGCTACATTCTGAATCATTTCCTTAGTTGTTGTACCAGCTCCACGTAGTTTGCTCATTATTCTAGTACGCCTGTATTCCAACGGCTTAGAAACGTCAATTTCGATTCCTAGTGCTTTTTCCCACATATTCAGGCCCCACGTTGCTGATGATACATTGATTTGTAAGAATAAATCCTCTTTAGCTATCTTTAAAGCCTCTGTCCAATGTTCAAAGGCTCCCTGTAGCTCTATAACCTCAATACTGTTTTTATAGTTTGGAGGTAATAAGTCAATAAGCGCCATCAGGTTATCACCTCAACATTCTGTAATACAGGTACCTGATTTTCAGCAATAGTTATATTTGCTGTACCTCCATTAATCGTAAGTGATGTATAGTCCGTTACCCCGCTAATATCAAGCAGCATGTATACAATACGATTATAGACAATTGTATATTTTTCAAATGATAGGTCTTTTAAATATACTTTCAGGTTTGCTTCAAATTCCGCTTTTACTATATCAAGTGTGGTACTGCTATCTATAATTATTGTTGCAGTAATATTTACACTTAATTCCTGCGCACTTTCAACTGTTACCGTTGCACCAATAGGCCTGTTTGATTCTATGTACTCAGCACAATTATTTAAAATTGTTAAATCTACAGGCTTCTTCTCATTGTCGACTATCAGAACTTTAACCGTTCCCGGGCCATCCCATAACGGATGAACTTTTACAGCTCCTACTCCGTTCACTGATAAGGCCCATTGCTTATAATGTGCTACATTTCCAGACGTTGCAGGACTTTGCAAATAATCATTTAATCGTTTAACAAGAGCTGTATCTGTTTCGGGATCAGTACCGCCAGTTGCTTTTTCATTTGTAACAGTGCTTAACCCACTTAGACTTATTAGCTTTTGAGTAATAGTTCCTACATCAACATTGTATCCCTCCCCTATTTCCACAGCCGTAGTATTTACCGTTGCAACCCCTGCTGTTATTGTTACTGTTTCGTCAGTCTCAAATTGAAGCCCATCCGCTGTTAAAAATACCGTTCCAGCCGGGATTAGTGTTCCGTCTGTGCCTGTAAAATTTAATTTCGCTTTTGCTGATGTTCCGGCTTTTCGGATAATCCCATATTCAGAACAACGCTTATCTATATATTCTCCTGATGTAGAATCCACAAAGGCAATTGGAATTAAAGCATCTAAGGACTGATAAACCTTCCAAATTTCATAGGCAACGGCACTTATCATGTCATTTGTGTAACTACCTTCATTGACTTGTATGTCTGTAGAAAGCCGGCCTATTAAATCACTTTTAATGCTTTCTGCTGTTAAGTCTTCATACATTTATATCCACCTCCCCATATATTGTCTCAATTGTGCAGCTTATTTTTATAATTTCATCACTAAAAGTTACATTTACATCTAATACTCCAGTGATATAGGGGTTTATAAGTAAACATTCCTGTACGTATCTTGTGGCTTCTGATTGTTTTAATTCATCCGTAAACACTTGCCCTATAAGTGATTCGATTTCACATCCAAAGTCCCATGTGTATATTTCATACCTGTAACGTGGAGTTGTAAGAGCTTTCCACGCCCAAACAAAAACGGCCTCTTTTCCTGTTACAATAACAGGTGAGCCGTTTTGATATACTGGAATATTTTTTTCAAAATCCCATTTTACTTCTTTGTATAGTTCCAGTTCAGTAGGTGTTTCTTCTATTTGTGGCTGTATGCTCGGAAATAGTGTTGTACTCATATACTCACCACCTTGCAAAGTATTATATACCGCTGTTCCTCTTCGATTGGTACCAAAAGTAGCATATCACCTTCCGAAAATGTATTAATTATACTGTTTTTCAGCACCGAATCTTTATCCTGTATTGTGCCTGCCACATCAAGTTGCAAAGGATCAGCAGTAACAACGGTACCAAAACGAAAGTTAGCGGGTATTTGAGATTTACTGACTTGTCTAATAGTTTTAACCATTGATAAAAAAGGGTTATCTTCCATTTACTTTCCTCCCGGCTTATTAATATAGTCCCAAGTTCCGCTTGATTTCGTTTTACTTCCGTCTTTGTTTGGAAGTGATCCAACTTCCTGTTCATCCATGATGTTTTTAAAATTGACAACTAATTTGTTATAGTACTGGCCTTTTTTCCAAGTATGAATATCACTATCTATGTAGAACAGCCCATATAGTCCAGTGTATGGTTCACGGACTACCACTGTACCGCCAGTAATGTTTGCAATGTTTCCCAAGTTTTCTATGGTTATCTTTTGACTTACTCCATTATCTGCTATTAGCTTTTTAGCTTTTGCAATGCCATTCTCACCTTTTGACTGTTTAAGATAGCTTTGCAATACTCCGTAAAGCTTTATTGCTTCACTATCTTTTTGTGTTGATATAAGTTTGTCTTTATCATTGTAAATAACAACCTGATTAACCATATTGGATATGCTTTCAGTCGTTGATGCAGACATTAGGTTACTGCCGCCTTCTATCACCAGTGTTTCATTTGTGACGGCTTTTTCTATTATGTTTAACTTTGAGCCAGTAAAGCGCATTAAATATTTTTTGCCAGTTGCTTCTGAGGCTAATGTATAAGCTGTTTGAATCATGCTATACAAACTTACTCCAATAAAATTTCTGGATACTTTTACATTAGGGGCCACCACTGAACCAAGTTGGATTCCAAAATCAGTACAGATTCTTTTTGCTATTGCTGCAGGAGTTGTATTTTTAAATTTATATGATGCTTCGTTACGTTTAAGGTATATACCACGATCATAGCAGGTTATATTTATTATGCTACTGCCTGTGTCCTTCTGCCGTTCAAATACATAGCCATCGAATAGCGTCCTATTATCCTGCATAAAAATAACACTATTCCCCAGTTCACATTTAATAGCAGGAAGATTTTTGTCTGTAGGTGATGATATAATCTCAAAGTCAAGAGTTCTGGAGCATTGTTGGTAATCTCCCGACCAGGTAATTGACTGTACAAACTGAGTTACATCTACTGTGCCGATACTGTTTGTTACTAAAAGTTTAATCATTTACTATTCCCCCTTAAAGCACTGCAGGAAGTTTTAAAGTTTTTCCGGCACTAATAAGGTTTGGATTTTTTATGCCATTGACTGCAGCAAGCTTTGGATATAATGCAGCATTGCCATAATGCTTTCGGCAAATGGCACTTAATGTATCCCCCGGCTTTATAGTATAACTTTTTGATGGGGATGTTTTCTTTTCAGTGCTACTTCGGCTCCGGTTACCGGTTTTATTGGTTTGTACTACTGATAATGTTTTGTAATTACGCATCGTTATTGTTGCGTATACATCTCCTGTTCCATCTTTTTCACCGTATGTAATGTCAGATATAAGTACCGGGGTATTTACCATTGTATCTGATATTATATAGCGTAAAACCGTATGGTTATCGCACCATTCCTCAAACTTTTTAACATACCCATAGGGATTTAAATCTACCTTTGGCTGGCAAAAGGGATATTTTTTCGCGGGGAACATGCAATCCACTTTGTAAGTTGGTGCAAGCTTATAACCCGCAACACTAACATCACCTAAAGTGTGTATATTAATTGTTTCTACGTTTATTCCATGATTTACTTCGAAACTAGATGGTGTAACCGGTAATACAAGTTCTTTGTTTTTTTTCGTATCTTTAAATATAAATTTAATCAGTTTTACCACCCTTTCTTCAATCTGCCAGCTCATTTGCTCTATTCATTTGCCGTACTATTTCAATTGCTACCTTTTGTACGTCAGCCTCTTCCCTTATTACAAATGAATTGCCTGTTATTATCGGTGCTGCATTTTGACCATATGCACGGTTTTCACTTGCAGTAAGGACTCTTTCACCTTCATGTAGTACTGTAGGGAAATTATTATAGGGTACGTAACTTAATCCAACCGCATACCCTTTTCCAAAACCAAATCTGCTTGAATTCTGAATATTTCCATTACTGCCACCAAACAAACCAGTTATGGCATTTGACGGGTTTTTATTCAGTGATACAACCCCTGAATTTGATACACCAAAGGTTATTTTACTATTATCCGATTTTTCCGAAATCGCAGAAGCTAACCCCAATGAAAACTGTTTTCCCATTTGGTATCCGGCATCCCAATATGATTGATTTAACCCGGCATCATTTTTTATATTATCAGCAAGAGTTTTATTCGTTTGAATTGCTAATTGTGCCCCTTCACTGGCGTTATATTCGTCTTGTGCGATTGCTTGGGCTTCTGCAAGGAGTGCCCCCATTTTGGCACCGGCATCTTTTGAACCACTTGACGCATATTGGATATATTCCTTGTACATTTCAGATAGCCTTGCTTGTGTTTTCTCACTGAACTGTGAACTAATGCCACCACCCATAACCGCACTCAAAGCATCTCTTTTAAACTGCTCTGCCAAATTTTCAAGTGATGCCTTCCACTGTCCTATCTGGTTGTATGCTTCCTGCATTTTGGTTCCGCTATCTCCACTGAGATAGTTGATCTGGCTTTGTATCCCTTTTTTACGTTCTTCGTTATATCCTTCCCCCATTGCATTGTTTATCTGCGCGTTAGCATCTTCTAGAGTGCTAACAAGCCCCGAATAGGTTTGAGCCTGTTTTTTCATGTTTCCGGCAAAATCAGCTCCCATATAGTCAGCAATAGCTCGTGCGGCTTTTTCGCCCGGTATAAGTCCTTTACTTGCCATTTCCTGAACTTGTTTGTTAGTTTTGCCTGATGCTTTTGCTAAATAGTCCCATACTGGTATACCACGTTCCAATAACGGATTAAGATATTCAAGGGACGTTTTACCTGTACTTTTCATACGACCAAGGGCGGTAGCTACCCATGTCATATCATCCGTGGTCATTCCAAGTGCAGACCCGGCGTCACCCACCTTTGTAAGCAGTGGAATGATTTCATTTTGTTTATATCGGTATGCTAAAAGGGTTTTACTTATTTTGGTTAGATCGTCATACTCAAAAGGTGTGTCGCTTGCAAACTTGGTTATTTCTTTTAGGTATGATGTAGCTTTTTTATCACCGCCAAGTAAGGTAGAAAAAGATATTTTGTTTTGCTCTCTTGACGATGCTATTCCTGAGCCAGAGGAAAGCGAATTGTTCTGTTCATCTATTACTGACTTAAACTGTTCTTGATAGTATTGTTTGAAAGAATCGTCTTTCTTTTCAAATACTTGTGCATTACCCTGTATTACACCTATAATGCCACCTAAAGCCGCTCCAACCGCCGTACCTATTCCCGGTGCTATTGCGGTGCCAATTGCTGCTCCCATTCCGGCTGTTGAAAAAGCACTGTTAAATATAGTACTTGCTTCGGAACCATAAGCGCTGCTTAGATATGTACTTGTTATTCCACCGATTGTATCACCAATAAGTGATGCGGCACCCGAGGCGGCAATAGTACCCAAAACGCTGCCAGTAGTACTTATACTTGGAGATTTAGAAGTGGCACGATTTTCAGTTTTACTAACTGCATTCGAAAGACTTCGTATGTCCTTTTCTGCTTGTTTGGCATTATCAGATACCAGCGACAGATTTCTTCTTGCATTTTCATATTTTGCATTAGCAAGTTCCAGATTCATTTTATCAGCAGCTTCTCCAGTTTTGGCAAACTGTTTTTCTGCTTCACTGAGTTCTTTTTTAGCTTTGCTGACATCTACTTTTAAGGTTATTTTGTTTTTGTTCAAGGCATCTAATTTCGAATTTAATCCTGCTAAATCTTTATTAAAGGCCTGATTGGCATTTTTCATTGTTGTTATTGCTTGTGTATAATTATCTTTTGCGTTTATAGCTATACTGATATCTCTTCCCAAACTTCCTGTCACCTCCTGCTTTTTCAAATAAAAAACCCCGCCGGATTCGACGAGGTTTAAATCATTGTTTTATATCAAAATATCATAAATGAAGATATTAACGCTGTAATAAAGCTGATGAACATTCCAACTACACAATTTCGGACTTTAATCCGTGCCACTTCTTCCGTTTCACCTGACCGATTAATCAGAACAATTTTAATCAAAAATGAAAATCCGATTATCATGCCCATACAGAGTATTGTCAAAAAAATCATAACACTACCTCCCTAATTGGTTCTAAATATAGGATACCAATATGTGGGAAATCATTCAAGTTTTACTTATTCCTATACTGCATTTCGGTTTCAAAAAATGCTCTAATTACCAATTTCTCTCCGGCAGGTAGGTTATAGTAATAACCGGGCATAATATTTTTTTCACGGAAAAGGAAATACATCAACCGAGTTTCAGCATCTGTATCTATTTTTTTTTAATCTCTTCAATTGTATCAATGCGATATCCTGAAAGTCTTTCAATAGCCCTTGAAATATCTGTGATTTCTCCCGGTAGCAACATCTTTTTTATCATTTCGGCTGGGGTTACTGTACTGTATTTTGCCATTAATCCAGATTCTTTTAAATTAGGTTCAACCACTCCGGCAAGCAGTATATGTACTTCCATATCTTCCTTCTGTGCCCGTGCTATGTCGTTAGCCTGATTGTACGGAAGTGCCCTTAATTTAAATATAACAGGACTTCCACATAATCCGCTCAGTCTTTTTACCTTGTATTCCTTCTCAGGCAAATCCGAAACATTCATATTAAGTAATAAATCAAGTGTATTATTCATTTTATACAACCCCCACTTTATCTATAAATTCATAGTCAGTATAGGTGAATGGAGCTTCAACTGTTCCATTCTTTGCAACTTCCCAATCAGCCAGTGTCAGATCATCGAAAGAAACATTGCGAAGCACAATACGTTCAGCGCCGTATGCATCGGGATCATCCAACTTTGATATAACCGTAAATCTTATATCTTTGCCCTTTTTAATGTTGTCACCTATCGCAATAGCCATTCTGCTGTTAGCTTTGTACAATTTCAGTGAACCGGTACAGGAAATCGAAGTTATTTTTTTATCTGTAGCCATTTGCCTACATATTGGGACATCTTCTTTGTTGAAGGATGCCTTCGCCTGTAAACCATAGCATTCAGACACATATTCACCATCCAGCCAAACCTCACCCCAAGTTCCAGACATTACTCTGTTTGCTTGCATTTAACATACCTCCTTATATTGTTATACTGAGGTCAATATCCTCAATAGCATCAAGAATTGATATTTTAGATTTTAGAAATACCTGATCCCCGGTGGCTGCTGTTCTTATTTCCTGCTCTGTCATATCCGCTGTATCAGTACCTTTACTTTGTAGATATTGTTCCTGTGCAATTGCGTCTATATCTACGGTGCTGGTACCTGTTTCAAGTATTCCGTCATTTTCAAGGCCTTTGAAATAGCCTTTAATTGCTGATATAAGTAAACATTTGTTATCATAGTTGTTTGAATATTTTCCGATATAGCTGTCTTCGGCGGTTTTACTGATGTCATTTCTTATCATGTCAACCGCTTCAACAATCTTTATTTTCTTAAAGGCATCACCCTTGGTTTCAGTGGTTGTCTGCAGTGAATTTACTCCACGCCCAACCTTCACCTTCTCACCATCTGAGAATATGACAAACTTACCCGAATCTATGGCGGTGTCAATGCCCTCTTTTGATAGCTTATCAACCATACTGACTTCGGGTAAAGGTGCATAAGTGCAAGAGATTGTCATTGGTGTTCCTGCAAGCAGTCCGGCAATACGAGAGCAATACTCAGCAGTTGTATATGTGGTACCGTCAACTTTAATACCCGTAGTAGTAAAATTGATTATTCCCTCACTGTCTGCCGCCGTATTGGGTAAAACTGCTTTTGGGGTAAAGCCTTCTGCTCTTTGTGTTTTTATCCAAGTAGATATCTCAGTTGCTTCTGTGGTGTCACAGTCAGGCGGGCCAACAAGATAATCAAACTGGACATTTTCAAAGTATTGCAGAGCTTCTGACAAACTCTCTTCTGTGGTAGCCACAACATATACAATCACCTTCTTTGGAGGGTTCACGTAACCAATAAAGGCCCTTTCAACATATTTTTGGTTGTTCGCTCCGATTGTTCCAAGTTGTAATGCTACCTGTGTTGCTTTTGTTAAAGTATATGCTCCCGTACTATTAGCATCTTTTAAAATTATTGCTACAATACCCTTTTGGGAGCGTTCAAGAGCTGTAGCAGCTGCAGTGCTAAAATTAATATTTATATTTGGTAAACCCATTTTAAACCTCCTCCAGATTTGTGCTAACTGATACTACTAGTGGAGTTGTGTCCACTGCATCAGTACGATTGTCAAAATATGTACATTGTAAATCAATAAATGCTATATCTTCTTCAAACCCACCGGTGCTGCTTTGCATTTTTATTGCTCTGTCATTAACGGTTATGTGTTTTTCAGTAAATGCCTGCATTATCTTTTCCTGTATTTCCGCAAGTTCATCAGCATCAGACCTATAATATGTATCTTTTTCCACGAAGCAAGTAACTGTCAGGTAAACTGTTTTTTCTACTGTTGATTTATTCATGTCTCTTCTGCTAGTCCTGACATATTGAATTAAAAATGATGGCCTTTTAAAATCCTTCGGGCATCTTTGCAGATACACTTTATACTCAGGCTCAATTTCAACCAGTACAGTATTTACACCGGTCATTATTTCAATTGCTGTTACCATTTTAGCCCTCCAGTTTTTGCCTGAACTCTTCTACAAATTTTTCTGCCTCTGCAATAGCTTTTGCCTCTGCTGACGTTTGTGCTGATTGATAAAAATGATATCCATCTACATAAGGCTTTTTTATGCGAGGTCTATATGTTTTTGAATTGCCACCCGGTTCACGTATTCTATGCCCATTTTCAAGATAATTTGTTATTGCTCCCGGACTGTTTTTACCTGTTTCGCCTTTTTCTGCCCTGACAGCAGCATATCCCCCACCAGAACCAACGTGAGATTCCTGCCAATCTTTTATTTTCCCTGAGCTGTCTTTTAATCCAGAAGCATTTATTTGCTTGTCAACTTCTTCCTTTGTGCCCTTTGCTATCCTTTCGTGAAGATCTCTGCGTTTATCCGGCAGTTTACCAAGCAATTCTTCAAGGTCTGAATCAAAGTCACTAATTCCGTCAATTTGAAGACTCTGCACTATACATTCCTCCTTGAAATAATTTCATATTCATTTTTAAATTCATCCAGAGTATGTGCAAGTTGAACCTCATAATCCGTATTATCTATTGTTACAAGTTCGCCCTCTTGAAGCGTTATTGCTTTAGGAATAATTAAAATCAAACTTGTTTCAATGGTTGTCATTGGTTGTTCCTGAATGTTTCTATTGAATTTTTCAGCTAATATACCAGGAAATATAATAGATATTGGTTCGCTATAAACAGGTCTGTTTAAACTGTCATATCCCGGTTCACTGTCCCTTTTTATTGTACAAACTTGTGGATTTACTAAAGCAGCTGTAACGATTATAAACTCTCTGTTTTCCGTATGGATTATATCAGTTAGTATGCAATGAAGGTCATTCCAACGTATAGCATTATGGAGTGACAAATCATATTCATATTCTCTGATAGTAAACTTTACAGACTTTGCACTCTGACCAAAATTGGAGTATATGTTTCTAGTCGTCTGCCTCTCTGCTTTTGACCATATTTCGGTAGCAGTTTCCCAAGAGTATGAATTATCTGCCTGTTCAATAGAAAGAATCTGAATTAAATCTTGCATTTCACCTACATTCATAGCTTCGGCCCCCTTTAAACAATAGTTTCAGTAGTAGTGGCAGCTATAGTATTATATTTTTGAGATAATGCAAGGGAATTCTTTTGCATGTCATATGCTATTTTATACTTCTCACTATCTTCACTATATCCAAAATTTGCTTTCGCATAGAGGATAACCGCCCTCTTAATCAGAGGGTCAGTTTCTTCTATGACGTTAACGCCTGCAAGTTTCAAATCTATTTTACAGGCTTCTATTAATGGATTAATTTCATCATCAAAAGCATCGGTTTTAATTCTTAGTGACAATTTGACATCATCAATAAGTGCCATTTACATCACCTCATTAGGCTGACTTCTTAGTTATTGTTACAAGTGAATTCTTATCAACAACTTTACCGTCAACAAGCATTACAGCTTTTGTTATCATATCGTCAGTATCATTGTCCTCATATTTTTTAACTGTCATTTGATAGTTAGTATTTAGGACATAATCAGAAGGGTTGAACAAGAATGCTACAACTGTATCCGCTGTAATTGTTGCTCCTAGTGAGGTCATATAGTTGTTAAGAATAACCTGTCTTCCCAGTAATGTTCTCTCAGGTTTACCACTAATTCCATAGTTAACTCTGGCTATTGGCTGCTTTTGACTGTCAACCATTCCTATGAACTTCATAAATGTTTTTTTAGTCATAAACCACACAGCATTGCTTTCATACTCAAGAGGCAAAGCTGCTTCGGCCTCAATCAATGTTGAATATGTAGGTTCAGCAGATACAGCAATATCTATATTTTGACCTGTAACTACTGTTTCAGCTAAAATTCCCTTTGGCTGACCTTCACCTGTACCACTTATAATAGCCTGTTCAGTAGCTTTCACCATAGCTTCAACAACATTATTAGCAAATGTAGTTTCGAAGATTGGAAGCGCCATGGTATCAGTTTCTAATGAAACAGAAATAGCACATCTTAGTTTATGATAAGTAAAGGTTATATTACCAGTTGTCTTTTTCTGTTTATTAGAAGTTGCACCTTCTGCAACCCATGTTGCTACCGGTTTAACTGTGGAATTCGGGATTGATAATCCACCCTTGTATGCAGTTCTGGTTACAAGCGGAAGTATCATCCCTGTGGCTTCCATCTTTTCAATAATCTTTTCCATTATTGTTGTAGGGATAACTGTTCCTACATCTGACGTTTTTGTATTTGCATCTGCATTAGAAAATTTTGCAGGTATGGCAGACCCTTTAAGTACGTTTTGCATAAATGCTTTTCTATACTCAACGCTGTCGTACATATCAGCAGGTTCAGCAACCTCTTCATTATTGATTTTATCCACTACTTTTCCACCAACTATTTGAATACCCGTGTTTTGAATATCAATCCCTTTTGTCCTGTCATTTAAAGCATTTAGATTTGCTTGGGCTTTGCAGGCAGTTTCATAATCGTTGTCAAGCCTTTCAATCTCCTGCATTTTTGCGTTAGCTTCTTCGATTTTTCCATCAGCAATTAATTGCTGCGCACTATCATAAAGTGCCTTTCTTTTTGCTAAGTATTGTTCTGTGTTCATATTTTAGCCCCTCCTAAATTTAATAATTTTAATTTTGCCTGTGCTTTTTGTTGCAATAAAATATCCGCTTGGTTTTCACCTAACGGATTATTTTTCGAATTCCTCATTTTTTCAATTACTTCTTTTGGTAACAGCCCTGATTCATAACTTGCAACCAATTGATTGCTTTCAAATGCTACAGTATCAATTAGGCCCTTATCAACTGCTTGTTGAGCTGTTAACCATGTTTCTTTGTCCATCATGTCCAAAGCTTCTTTTTCACTCATTCCCGTTTTTGCTATATATGCGGCTGCGATTGACTTATTTGCTTTCTGTAGTATTTCGCTTGTTTTATCCATCGATTGGTAATCGCCTTGGTTTCCTCCAGATACGTTATGTACCATTACCATTGCAGTAGGTGATATTTCGCTTTTCCCGGCACATGCTATTACGGAGGCCGCACTTGCTGCCAATCCGACAACGTGTATATTAACTCTGCCCTTGTATTCTCTTAGGGATGAATAAATTTCACTTCCGGCAAATATATCCCCACCACCACTGTTAATGTAAACATCAACATCCTGACCATTTGCTTTTTCCAATAGATTATTTACATCTTTGGGACATGTAGCTTCGATTCCGAACCAATCGTAAATCCATTTGTCACCCGAATTTATAATTGCTCCCTTCACATCAACCTTCATCAATTTTCACCTCTGGATTCCCTGTATTGTTTATGACTGCAACAAATTCGATGCTATTGTCAAGAACTACTACGCCTGACTTTATTCTATTCGCAATACTTGTTTCAGTCTCTTCTCTAACTGTTTGGTTCATTTTGTAATTAGATTTAAAAATATAAACCACCTATTACACCCCCTTTCTAGCTATACCTATTAATGACTTGATAGTGTTTATAATATCCTTTTCATTGCCATTCATTTTATTAAGTAATGTTTTAATTTCATTAACAACGGCAGTATCAAGTCTTCTAACTGGGTCGTTACCGCCTTGTAATGGTGCAAGTGACATTGTTTCCCTCCATTCGTTTGGAGTTAAAGCGCCTCTGTCTACCATTTGTAATAACTCTAATTTGGTTTTTAGGCTAGCCCACTGTAAATTACTTGCTTCAAAGTAAATTTTGTTGCCAAACCCACGCTCACGTCTGCTAAAAATCTTTCGTGTATACTCACCACTTAGTTGCAAAGCCAAAGGTTCAATTTCAGATTCGTAATAGGCATTCCATTCATCTTCTGAAAATTTGCTCTGAACTATTTTTTCGTTTGTATTAAAAAAAGAGTAAACACGCTGTGTAACTTTGTCTACAATCATTGCATTTGGTACATAATCCTTTGGCTCAACTCTTTGAATATCGGCTTTACTGTCTACCGCCCCGACTCCCATTGTTGTACTTTCAATTGATAAATAGTTATCAACAAAATCCTGAGCATTTTTCTTTAAATCTTCGGGTCTTAGTGATGAACTAAATTTTAAAAGCCATTTTATTACAGCACCATTTTTAACGGCTTTAATAATACCTTGGTCTGTGGTATTTATAATATCCATAAGTGAAGTTAATGCTGCAGCTGGGCTTTCCCCAAAAATATCATTATCATTAAAGTCTTGTCGTAAGTGAATAATATCACTATATGGAAAGATTGACCTATTACCGTTTTTAAAGTAGAACTTTAGGAATAGATTTGCCGTATTATCATATATTGCCTCAACTGTGGTTGCAGGTATCGGATATATTTCCACTGGATATCCAAATTCATCACGGATTATTACTGCAAAAGCATTATTATTTAATGCCAGTTGCGTTGCAAGTTTCTCTTGCATTACTTGACCGGTCATATATGGATTAGGTTCTTCCAGAAGAAATCTTAAATACGCATCAGGATTTACTTGAATTCCTGTTTTATCTGTCCGTATATGCTTTGCAACCAATTTGCCAATTGCTTTTGTCTTTGGTCTTATACACGATCTTACGATATCCGACTGAAACAGTTTACCATTCCACATATAAAATCCGTTACCTGTTTCCGTCACCATTTCATAGCGTGTTGTCTGAGGACTTTTATTTGTAAATCTACTGAATATGCTCAAAAGCTCACCCCCTTTCAGTAAATCAAATAACGCTTAAATATTCCTCATGTTTTCTTTCCATCTGTACATATGCATCAAGCAGACTTGCGAATCCATCTATACGCCGTGTTTGGTTTTTTGCTTTACAAGGCTGAATATTTAAGTTTTTATCAGTTTCAATAGCTACATTCGCAAGACACCATTTAAGAACAGGATTATTATTATAATTTATTAGTTTTTTACCAAGGTCTGCCCCTAAGTTTTTCATAGGGCTTGATAATGTTTTCTTGCCCTGTACAACAGGTTCCATACACTCTTTGCCAAATGTATTCCGCATATCTTCGACCCAATATTCAGCTGACCAAGAATCATAACCACATGAATAAATGTATATGTCGTATTCTTCCTGAATTTCTTTAAACCATTCCGTTACATATTTGTAATGCACTTTATTGCCTGGTACTACTCTTACTAACTCCTTTTCTACCCACAGGTCGTAAGGTATTTTATCCTGATTGATTTTAACTTCCAGTAGGTCTTCAGGTATAAAGTACATCTGTAAAGAATAAATGGTATCGTCGCCCGGAACCATGAAAATAATTGTTCCGCATGTAAGGTCTACAGTACTTGAAAGGTCTGCCCCTCCTATTCCATAACGAGGATAAGACTTTTCAGTAATTTCTTCTCTATTAGCTTCTACATTGTAATGAATATGAATTAATTTTCTGGTTTCTTTATCCAGTGTAAATTTATCAGTATTGTTAAGCTGTTCAAATGTCAGCCATGCCTCCGAGCTTGTTTCCCTAATATTAAAGTCCTTACATAGTAGGTTTTTAACCAATAAAGAATTAGCTTTGGCCTTATTAACCTTGGTTTCTAACTGGTTTATTTTTTTGATAGTACCTAAACCCGGATTTGCTTTTTGCCAGTTATTTGAATCTAGCCATTCGTCACGTTTATCCAGTTCATAGATGATTGGTAACAGTCTTTCATTTTTATAACCGCTTTCATCATCAAAGCCGTTTATAAGCCTCTCCGCTTCATCATATTTTAGGTCATAAACAGATTCACGGACGGTTCCCGCTGTAGTCGTTATGAATATTAATGGCTGCTCTCTGGCAGTGGTACCATCAACAATAACGTCATAAAGATTTTTATCTTTCCATGCATGTATTTCGTCAAGTAGGGCACCATGTACATTCAAGCCATCCAGTGTATCTGAATCAGCTCCTAAGGGTTTAAAAAAAGAATCGTTAAATTCTGCTGTCATTTCTGCTACAAGAGGTTTAATCCTCTTTACCAGAACTGGCGACTTTTTAACCATCCTTTTTGCTTCCAACCAAATTATTTTCGCTTGGTCTTTCTTTGTTGCACAGGCATATATTTCTGCGCCCGCTTCGCTGTCTGCAATTTGTAAATAAAGCCCTATTGCAGCAGATAATGTGGACTTTCCATTTTTACGAGCTACAACCAATAAGACTTCCTGATATTTTCTTGTACCGTCAATTTTATGAATGATTCCAAATGTTGCAGCAATTAAAGCCTTTTGCCATAATTCTAATAAAAAGGGTTTACCACCCATCTTACCTTTGGAATGTTTGCAATAGTTTTCAATGAATTCTATTGCATGGTTGCCTCGTTGGGGGCTGTACTCCCATTCAGATTTAGGATCATAAATCAGCCGTTTTAATTCTTTATATACTTTATATACCTTATAGCTGACAACTACCTTTTTGGATTCTATTTGCTCCCAATACTCAATTATTGGGTTATACATCAATCCGTATTTTATTCTGGCTTTTCTAGCTGCTGAATTCATCTACTATTCACGAATTCATCGAATCCATCGTTCTCCTTTTGAGGTTTCACATCTTTTGGAATCATATCAGTAAGCAGTTTGATTACAGTTGAATGATTTTTAATCATAGTATTATAAATTTCAACTTCCGGGCTTTTCTTAGTTCCCCATTGGTTCTCACCATTCTGATATTCACATACGCAACCATTAGTATTAATAGCATCCCATAAATCTTCAAGTGTTATTGTCATAAAAGCAGCATTTTCAATTAAAGATTTTACGATTTTTTTAGTCTTAGAATCTATCTTTGTGAATTGTCTGTTAAGTCTTTTTACCTCATCAGAAATCCTCTCAACTTTGCTTAAATCCTGCTTTTTCTCTTTATCTTTCAACTATAATCACCACCCTTCCTACCACACCCCCCTATACGCGCGACCTGTGTGTTACACAAATGAGGCCATTCGGTCTTCATTTAAACCGACACCCTATGTCTTTATGGGGGGGATATAGGTATCAGCTGTCCATCTTCATCAAACTTATACAAGGGTAATACTCCTTGCTTGCCATTGTGCTCCCCTAATTCATCAGTATTGTGACATTCAAGACAATCATATCTTAACAGTTCATGGTTTAATGTAATGTCTGGATTGTTTATATTGTCAGGTGTAAGCTTTATAGTGTGATGCACAATGTAACCCGTTTTAATTGTTCCTTTACTTAAACATGTTTCACAAAGACCTTTGACTGTTTTTATATACGACTTCCTACATTTCTTCCATTCCTTTGAGTTATAAAACGCTTTTGAAAACTCTTGTGCCACAATATCACCTTTCTTTGTGCAAAATAAAAAACCGCTACGGATATTCCGTGCGGCTCATTTACAATTATTCACAATACTATTATAAACCTTTGTTTTTTTCATGTAAATTTCAACTTTTTTTCAATTTTGTCAAGTCCCTCAAAGTTCCAGTTTTAAGCCATCTACCCCGAAAAGCTTGATTGCTAACTTATCAATCATTTCAGTGTTATATCTCCTGACTGTACTCTCCCCACAGTTTAACTCACTTGCAACCTCTTCCACTTTCTTGTTAAATTTCATATTCTTTTTTGATTCGTCCATGTAAAGCAATTCAATAACTTTGTACTTTTCAGATTCATTTTTAGCTTCCATATCTTTTTTAAGAAGGTCTACAACTGTTTCAATGTGTCGTATCATTATTTTTGTTCTAACTTTTGTTCGTTTGATTGATTGAATTATGATATCTCCCATATTAGCATTGTCAAAATCCAAACCCTCTTCTATATCCTCTATAACTTCGTTTGCTGAACTTTTTATATTGTCGTAATGATCTACGAATTCAAGGTAGTTATCCATAAGCAGTCTTGTGTTCCTTAATCTGCCCTTGCGAACTTTTTCCCTTTCCTCTTTTCTGTATTCTTTCAACGCTTCTAATGCGGCTTCTCTTAATACCTGTTTTATGTCTAATGCTGTTTCCATAGTGCTTTCCTCCTATTGCTGTATTAAGTTGATTTATATAATCACCAATCGCACTTTTTTATATCATCAGCGATTGCCTGTTTATGTGTCACTATTTCAACACGTTTGAGTAAATCAGAGTTCCTCTTATAAAACCAAATATGTAATCCCTCTTCCTGATTTAAACTATACTGCCAACTGTACGGTACATACCCTTTTTCTAACATTGCAGCTTTTAATATATCCCACTTCTCCATATCTTCAACGATTTTCATATTATCACCTGTCCTATATATATATGATAACACGTTTTAGAACAAATGTTCTTGTTGTTTATGTTACTTTGACATACATTTGCGGAAAGTCTGTTGTTTATGCTGCTCTGTCAGTGTTGCATATATCTGAGTAGTAGCTGGGTCTTCGTGACCGAGTATGTTTTGTACGCTTACAAGGTCTGCCCCATTTTCTAGCAGATGTGTTGCTAATGTATGTCTGAACACATGTGGGTGAATCTCTTTGTCAATATTTGCTTTGGCTGCTATTTTTGCAACTTCCTTTTGTACTGCTCTGTCTCCAAGACGTTTATATTGTTTCCTAGAAGTAACGAACAAAGCCGGGCAATCGTCAGTCCTTGATTTAATATATTTATCCAAACATCTGAGAGCTTTCCACGTAAAGTATACCGTCCTTTCTTTGTTACCCTTACCAATTACCCGTGCTTGTTTATTTGCCTTATCAATATCAGCTATGTTCATATTAACCAGTTCTGACAAACGGCAACCTGTACTATATAGGACTTCGACTAATGCCCTTTGCCTTAATGTGGTACAGCTTTCCCGGATTATCTCCAAGTCCTCAAAGCTTAATGCCTTGGGCAGTCGTTTTTCCTTTTTGGGTTGCTTAATCTGCCTTGTTGGGTCTTTGGGGATTATGCCCTCTCCTGTGAGCCATGCAAAAAAGGATTTTAAGGTAGATAGTTTGGTACTTATGGTACTGGCCTTAAGTTCTGAGTAATTACCTAAAAATATTCTTATGTCGGCAGTTGTAATGTCTTCCACTTTTTTCTGAACTTGTGAAGCAAATTTATGTAGTTGTAACTTATAACTTTTTAATGTCTTTTTACTCAGACCCTCAATTTTCTTTGCTGAAAGAAAAGTCCAAATTTTATTTTTTATGTCTCTTCCTTCATCACAGTTTTTGTCCTGTATATCATAAAAATTTATAATGTTTCTGATTTCCTTATCCTTACCCGGACAAATAGCTAGTATCTGATAATATAATTTTTGGCTTGCTGTTAATTCAAGTACTGCTCCCATTGCCTTAAAATCCCCCTAAATAGTTATGTTTCTTTCAAATTTACTGGTAAGCTAATTCCTTTCGGTAGTACCCACATGTGGTACATATTTGCTTCGTCTATTAAATCATCCATCTTTGGGAAGACCTCAAACGCCACTCTATCCTCTCCAAAAATCTCATTTTTAATCCTTTGCTTTTCTGCCCATGGTATATCAGTGCTTGCCGTATTTCTTATTGCTGCATGTTCTACCTCTCCCCACCCTTGAACTATAATTCTTCTGATAAGTACACAATAGTTTCTTTTTTCATCTACATAAACTCTGTCAACCTCTCCAAACCATCCTGTACCCATCCTCTTACTTTTTGGACTTGGTTGCCCTATCCAACCTTTTACCATTCAACCCTCTCCTTTATGACGGATAATATTCATTTTGCACCCTAAAATGGGCGATAAAAAAACCGCAATTCAGGATTACTGAATGTGCGGTAATAATTGATTGTTGATATATAAAGAATGTGCAAATAGCTTACCTTCATTTATGCTTATGATTTACTGATAAATTGGTATCTGTCAAATTGTTATAGCTGACATAAGTAATCTTGATAATTCTGTACATAATATCTGATATTACTTCTGCCTCGCTGAACAATTATGTGACCTTCTGCTTCTAATTTTTCTTTTTGTGCCTCGATACCACCCGGGTATTTGGGATTTAATTCACCATCTGCTTTAAGTGTTCTCCAGTATGGTGTTTTCTCGCTGCTTCTTTGGTCGCTCGCCCATGCTACAATAGAAACAAAAATTCCTGCGGTTATAGGGTCTGTAAAATCTGCATCATTTGCCTTTGCAAAGGAGTCTCTAATCTGTCCTATTGTAATTACCTTACCTAATGGTACTTTCTTCATAACCCGGTCATAGTCGATGGGTGGAGCAAAATACATTCGCTCGCCGCCATACTTTTCAATGCTTTTTTCATCGGTAATAATTTGTAATTTAGGCATATCCTTATTATTATGAAGCATTGTATTAAAATCTTTGTTCTGTTCATTTGCCATACCAATGCACCTCCTACAGCTAAGGATAGACTACCCCATTTTTTTGTGCAATGAGGCAGTTTATAATTTTGTTAAATTCTTATATCTGTACATTATACTAATAATCGTAAGCACCACAATATTAAACGATACCTTTCAAAATCGTGTATTTACAAATAATGCTAAACGACACCGATTAAAACCTGCTTTACAAACAATACTATATCTGGCATTTTTCTATGTCAAGTTTCAATCCTTACCGCAATATTCAGTTTTCAAAGTCCAACTTAGTTCGTATAAGACTGATATCCTCACCGTGAGGAACATTATATTCAAAATTACGAGCCAATTGTATAATTTTCACAAACAGTAGTATCAACTATTTCTTTGCTCAGATGTGGGATTACATCATCTGTATATGTTGCTATTAGTTTGTAATTTAATTCACATCGAAACTCTTTATTCTCGGTAACAATACCGCACTTATAACAGTTAAAACAACAAGTCAATCTCATTACCTCCCTTTCTATTCGTTTTACGTCCGTTTTGGACACCATTTTGGACTAGATGTAATTACTTTCACTGGTATAATTTTACCGCCATGTATTTCGGTTTTATTTCTACTTGCTAGGCAAACATGATGTTTCATGCTGCCCGACCCTAAATTCGTATACTCATATTCAGTACATTCTTTACATTTTGGTTGAACTCCGTTGACTTTATTTTCAAATACACATTGTTCTTCATTTTCACACTCTTTTGCGAGTTCACAGCATACCTGATACACTTCACACCATGCCATAAAATTTCTTCCTTTCCGTCGTAATAGACTTACATCAACCTGTATTCAAACTGCGACTATCTTCATGCTTCTTTTATTGCAGAGAGTAAGCCGTCCCAACTATTTTGATTTACTTCAAAATCCCCAACAAGGTCATTTATACAAGTCAACCATATTGACGTTCCACTTACAATTGGATTATAAACATGTAAACAAATTTCGCCGTTATCCTCCTTTGTTACTTCAAGGTCAAGTTCTTTTAAGTTGTAGTTGGTACTGTATGAAAAGCCTGTTTCAACACTTTCCTTGAATATGATTAATTTATCACCTTTAATTGAAAAACTTATTTCAGCAATATCATAATCCTTGCCTAGTTCTTCGCTTTCCTTGTGAGGTAAATTAATTATTCCTATTGCCCTATCATAATTTCCTATACTTTCAAATGTATTTTTTATAGCTTCGTAACCTTCAATTTTCATTTCAACCCTCCATTCATTTGGTTCGCAATAGACTAATTTGCTGAGCTATCTCCTAACAAATTTAAAACACCATGCTTCGTCATGTACGGACCTTATTTCTCCATTTTCATCAACGTAAACAGCATTGATAAATTTTGGCTTTCTAAATGCATCTTCTTGATGTCCCTCAAACTCTGGTATGATATTAACCACATTAAAAACTTGCTCTTGGTATATCATTTTAAAATCAGTCATATCTATTCCCATAATCCTTAACACCATCCTTTCAAACTAACACTATTGGCTTATTATTTTTAATCGGGTATTGCTGCAACACAGCACTTTCTATATCTGATTTAAAATTTCTCTCAAAGTAAGGTTCCCATGGTACAAAATCCTTTATTGTGTATGTAATCTGCGATTTATCCTTAAATACTATTTTCAGTTTCTTCATGCTTCAACCTGTCCTTTCCACTCAAATCACCGTATCCTATGAAATTATTGCAGTTTCCGCAGAAAGTGTATTCCTTGCCGTTATCGTCATAGTCGACTATAAATTGCTCCTTTATATCCCCACATTTCGGGCATGTTTCTATATGTTTCATATGTTGTCACTCTCCTTTAGCATCCCATGGGAATTCTTGAATCCGCATGGGCCAATTTAAATTATTTTTTAAGAAGATAGGTATTCCGGCATCCCGGCACTGGTCAATTATTGATTGCACCCACTCTGGCTCCGGCGGTTTTGCTCCCGGGCCTGTTTCTGCTCCAACTATTACCCATTCAATCTTGTTAGCTTTGGTAAGACTTCCATCATCGTCTAAATGACAAAGCTTGCCTTGAAGAGTATCATGTGTAGTACAACCCGGAAAACTTAGCCCCGGAATATCAGTCAAATCTATTTCACCCAATAAAGGCTCTATACTTAAAAATTTGTGTCCTTCATCAAATCCTAATAACTCAACAACTCTTCTTTCATCATTCTGGCTATTTATAGTTGTTCCGAACCACATGTTATTCCAGATTTCAATTTCTTCGATTCCACGTTCTTCTCCGGCGGTATAGTCTATTATTAAATCGTACCTTTTCGGATTCTTAGTCAGGAACATATACCTGTGACGGTCTGCATTAAAGCAGGACTGAAAAACTTCGTCTATCCATTCGTCAGGTACCCACTCACCAAACAGATCCCCCATACTTACAACAAAAATGTTCTTCGGTTTTTTCTTTTGGGATGGTTCCTCGAGGCGGTATCTGTGAAATGTTGGTTCAAAACAATAAGGGTATGGTATGTATTTACCTGTATTCCAATCTTTTATTGGTTCATGTATAACCTTTTGACTGCCGTCAGCCAATCTATGAAAATCATCGAAGTTTGGGTTATAAAATCTATTAGCTATTTTTCTAGCATAGCAGTATGTACACCCATGCAGACACCCTGTAACCGGGTTCCAAGTGCTGTCGCACCACTCAATCTTACTTTTGTTCAATCATCCTCACTCCCTCTCTTTATCCTCTATCACATTGACTCACGGGTTTTTCGCAAATACTGCATATTGGTTCTGTTTCGTAAACGTAATCACTCTTTGCTTTAAAGAACTTTGGTATTTCAATTTTGTTCTTTATTAATACCGAGTATGCTCGGCTCATAATTTCTTCTGCTTTATCGTTTAAAAATCCATTCATAGTGTCGTGTAACACCATTCTTAATGCCTCTACTACTTCTGGAAACATATTGCAGGCTTTAGTGATGTATTCTGCGTTATCTCCTGCAACATATGTATCTGATTCTTTTGGTTGCATGCATTCAGCAATAATGTTATCCCCGGAAGTTATAAGCAACAATTCTTTTGTTCCATCATCATAATAACTTTGTTCCCATGGCAATTTGCTAATCATTTATTCTCACCCTTTCTATGGCACAATGTTTACAAGTATTACTTTCTCCCACTCGTAACCGTCAACAATTTTTCTCGCCTTTTCATCGGAGAAATCAAAATCATGCATTACTTCGTCTACCAAATCTTCAAAATCAGCTGATTTTCGGTTAGTTCTTTCGTTTTTAACTAAAACATAATCAATCTCAGCTGTGTCCCACCTTGCGACCCATGATCCGTAATCATCACTAGGAACACATTCAGTGTCTACCAGTGGGAGTATTCTTAATTCTGGATTTTCCTGTACGAGACTCAATAAGTTTTTAACAACTACCTGTTGTGCTTCTATTTCTTTACTCATAAACCCCTCACTTTCTGGCCTCTGGCCTATCAACTTACTGCGGAT